TAATATATTTTGCCAGTCCATACTGTATTGTATCCACTTAAGACTAGAACGTTTAGCCGGGTTATCCCAATGATGTAACTTAAATAGATCTATCTGACCCACCTGCATTTTCCATATAGGATAATCCATAAACTCTTTGTTATTAGACTTATTAATACAGTACTGTGCGTACCTATAGATTATATTAGCTATTTCACATCCTTTAAGATCACACCATAAGTAATGATTATCTATTATATATTGAGTGATCTGACCATCAAAGGCTAAACCGTTGTATGATATATGCCACTCTTTATTTGTAACGTTTTGTTCAAGAAAATCTATAAACTCATCAAAATCATTTCTCAGATCATGAACAACAAACGTTTTGCTTTCATTTGTTTTATAATGTTCAAATACTCCGGTGAAACAATTAGATAAAGTCTCATAATCCATTACCCAATGCTTCATTCTTTTCTTTTTTTAAGTTTATCTTTAAATGTATGTAAAGTTCTTTCAGTAATACCTAAAGCTTTAGCTGCACCTCTTACAGTCTTATATTTATTAAGAGCTAGAGTCATTACTCTCTCTCTCATTTGAATTAGTGTTTCCATCTTTATAATTTTTAAGTGCTACTACTTTAGCTTCTAATATAAGATCCATAATAGAATCATAAATATTTTCCACAGCTTCTTGTGATCCATCACGCTCTAACTTTTTATCTATTTCTCTTTCATATAAGTCAACCGTTCTAATCACATGTTTGATCTTTCTCTTGACTTCTTGACTATGTATATATTGCAATCCATGTGCTAGCTCACCCATACACTTGTTCATTGCTATTAGGATATTAATATCCATTATTTCTTCTTCCTTTAATTGTTTCATAATATAATTTATTAGAGCCAAAAAAAGCCCAAATCAATGAGCTTTCTTTTTAAAAATCAATAAAGTATTAGACCTTTATTGACCAGGTAGAATTAAATTAGATGTTTTAGTTTCCTTTACATCTATATTCATGAACTGTGTATAGTCAAATTCTGTAGCATTGACAGCAAACATATGAATAAAAGTTTCTATATCAGCTTTATCATTAAGATAAAACTCAGAGAAAGTATCTACTAATCTTCTCTCTTCTTTAACTGTTTTACCAGTTTGTTGATTTGGTGCTTTCAATCTTTGAGGATCTCCGTTATCATCTAACTTTGGTACCATATGATAAGATTGTTTCATCACTTTACTGATGACAGCTAAAATACCTGACGCAGGGTCAAACATAGCTTCTGTATAAGGTGAGTCTAAACTCACAGGAATTAACGTAAATGAATTTACATTTCTAAATACTGATTTTACCAGCATCATATTTTGTCCTATTTGTGCCATAATTGGTTTTATTTATTGCTCAAAGATATTGAAGTATCTTCTAATAACCTAGCTAAAAGATAATTATTATCAACTAAGGTTTCTTTTTCTAGATCTGGAGGTGTACATATTTCATGAACATCTTTCAATTGTTCTACTGATACATTTAAAAACTCTGCATATTCTTCATGACTTTCTTGCGGTGACAAAAAAGAATGAACATATTCAGAAACTTTATCATCATCTCCAAAATAATCTAATATATTAATTTTACTATCTATACTTATATTTGAATACTTACCTTTAATAAAGTTATCATAATCAAACTTTAATGAAGTAAAATCATAAACTATCAGGTGTCTTCTTTCACTAAGTTTTATATGCTTATAAAAATGTTGATGTGAAAATACATACTTTTCCAAAAACAATATAAATTTCTTAGTCATAGGGGTCTGATATAAACACATAAACATTGTATCATCAATAGAGTAGACATCTTCCAAGGCTATATAAGTTTGCCTAGGAACATGTCCAATGCCTTTTTTATATCCAAGTAATGGATACATAAAAACTTTACTCTTTTGAAAATAGTCTGTGTAAACACCCATACTATAATTTAACTTTATTTACTAAGAATTCATATGGTAGACTGTAGTTTCTTTCATTATAATGATACTCAGCAGCTTTTAATACACCACCAAGACCTTCTGCCCAACCACCTAATGTTTCTTGAGACACATCAAATACGTAAGTTTGATTATACTTATCAATCACAACAAATTTGAAATCTATTGTATAATCATCACGGTTATCTACGGATTCCATAGAGTCCCATACTAACTTACAGTATATAGCTGCTTGTAACCAATAATTATAGAAGTCTACTGTTTCCTTAAAATCACTTATTGTTTTACCAGTAGTCTTTAAATCAGTTATAACAGCTTTTTTTTCTTTATGATCTATACTAAAGAAATCTATATAACCATGTAGACCAAAAGGTAATCCTTTTAACTTACAGCTTAGATATTTTTCTGCGTGTGTTTCATAATCATCTAATTCAAAATCTGTAGGTGCTTCTTCAAATATAGCCATAACATCACTGTTACTTTTAATAATTTCAGATTGATCTTTACATCTTAATAAAGTATCTTCATCAATTACATCCACATTACTATTAGATAAAAATTCCCAGTAGGGTTCAAACTCATCCTTTATGATTTTAACTATGCGTTGCTCATCTGTTTTAAGAGACTGATACAAATTCATTTCTTTAAGTGAGTCTAATACTATTTCTGACGGAACATCAAATAACTTTTCTGCGTCTGTATATAAAGACATGTTCTTTAAAACCTTTCTAACACTATCTGATGGTGCTTTGCCGGGTGTTATACTAAACTTATCTTTTAAATTATCAGGTTCAAACAATAAACAATGAAGTAGCTTTCCTTCTACTAAGTGCTTATCTGTTCTTACCTCTTTGTCTTTTAATATATAATCCTTATAAAATAAGAATGGTGAAAATAATAATTTGTTTAAAGAAGAGTAGCTAAAGCAAAATTTATTATTTGCATAAAACTCCTCTTCTTTTTGAAAGTTTCTATTCATTTATGTTTTCTTCTATTTTGTCTACAATATACAAATTATCTAAATCAACTTTAAATATATCTGAACTATCACCAACAATTGGCCCTAGTAAAGTATTTAAAAGTTGTTGTCTAGATCTATCTACTGCAAATCTTGTTAATTTTCTATCTTTTGCTAATAATGACAAGTAATTATTAAAACTATATATAGTGCTCGTATTATGAACTCCTTCATATGCTTTTAATCTATTACGCATTGCTTTAACATTAACTGAATTCCAGTTATTTGTATTTTTAAACCAATCATATTTCCAATAATATAATCCTGATACTACATCAAATGATTTTTCTATATTACAATTAGCCATCATTTCTACTGCTAAAGATCTGTTATCTATATCTGTACTTAGAATCATTTTTTCAATATCTTCATATTTATCATTTTCTATTACAGCTAGCTCACCATCAATAATATTAGAAATATCAGTATCAAATACAATTTGACTTGTTGACTGCAAAAGATTATTAAAAGCTTCTGCACTTTTTTTAGGTAATATCCAATCACTACCTTCTTCATTATTCAGATCTTCATCAACCATATATTTATTTATCTCATCATATAATTTAGGGTTGCTGCTATAACTGACGTTCCAATGCTTATTTACTTTAAAGTCTATCATACTAAATGTTGGAGTTTCATTTAAAAACTCTTGTATTTTAGCTGTTGCTAAATCAGTAAATGCATTCTTATCTGCTTTCATCCATTTTACAACTTGAAACAAAGACTGATATGGTATAGAATTAGCCCATGTTCTTTCAAGTAGGGTGTCAAATAATTTTAATGATACTATAGATATATCTGCTTTTGTTATATCTCTAATAACTTTACAATTATATTTATCTTTCAATAAATCCATTTTTTGTCTAGGTAAAGTTATCTTAGGAAATCTATATATATTTTTATCCTGCACATCTATTTCTTGATCACTCTCTACTAGAGGTAAACCTAATTTTTCTAAATCTTTAGCTTCAACTTGCCAACCATTTTTATTATATAGCCATTGCTCTTCAAGCTTATCAAATTTTATACCTGATGCTTTTATTTTACCATTGATATCTATATGCTCATCATATAATTCAATATGGAATCTGTATTTTGGTCTCATAATTTTTTTAAATTTTTCCATTTTATTTTAAATATTGTTGATATTCTTTTTTAACAGCTACCTTAAATGTATAAAGATCTCTGTTATGAATGCTTATTTCTCTTCTTACTATAGGTTCTAAATATCTGAAACTTGTTTTACATAACAATTCTTTTTCTTCTAACCAAAGTATCATTTCCTGAGCACTCTTTCTTTCAAAATCAAGAAATCCAGATTCTTTTAACCAGTACTGAAGATCTTTATCTCTGTTATCTGCATATGTTATACTACTACAGTCTTGTGAAAATTGCCATAATAAATGATAATTTTTTTTATAATCTATAGTAGGAATAATTTTAAGAGCTAACGACTTATCATCACCATAAGCCTTTAATTGCGCTTTTAAATCATTAAACAGATCCTCATCAAGAGTCATTTTAGTAGCAGATGCATGTAACACAGTCTCAGGATCAATAACACTAACATGTGTGGTATCAATTATATGAGCCAAGTTTATAGCCATACCAGTAAGCATCCAGTTATCATATAGACTATCATTTATATCTATATCATAATATCTTACATTGTCTGTGATTTTAGGTGTAACAATACATTCTAAACCAGAATCTGAAACTTTTTTTAGGATACCTATTTTTGTTGCATCTCCCATTGTAGTTTCATAATTCCATATCTTATTCATCATTATAGTAGACGGAATGTTTTCCGCATTCTGTAATGTATGAGTATAGATATCTTCATGCCCAATTATAAGATCAGCCAATTCATAATCATTTGTTATAGATATACCATGCTCTTTAAGAGCCGCCTTCAATCTATCTTGTGATACACTACACTTTGGTAGTATGAAAGCTTTCTTTTTGGTTCTAAAAGTTTGACCATCTTCTGTAGGGACAGTTAGTATAGTGTTTATCTTTTCATAAGTTGTTTTATCTTGAGTACATAATACTTTATTAATACTAGTACTAGAAACTAACCCATATACAGGGTCAGCTTCTAGTCCAAAGTATTTTAAAGCATCAGCGTCAAAATCTTGATATACTGATTTATTTGCCATTTTATTTCATTGTCATTTGGACAATCTCTGGGATCATCATTAGTTTATTAAACTTCTTTTTATTACCATTAAATATGGTACGTACAATTAAATACTTAAGATCATTAGTAAAATAATCTTTAGTACATAATGCTTTAAGTCTATCAGTTACTTTCTGGCCTACTGTATTATCTTGAGAATATACAACGGAGAAGTTACCAAGTCTTGTAGCTAAAGTAGATGCAATATCTGCACGGTATGTATCATCTTTACCAATACAACCTCTAAGCTCACCTAAGATGTATGCCTCATTATCATGAGTCAACAAATCTTTTGGTGTTACTAGCTTATCAAGCTTATTATTAATAAAGGTTGTAAACATAGAAGCAAAAGCATCACCTACACTACCTTCACCAATCATCTGAATCATACTGAGGTTATCCTCAAAAGAATCAAAGCTTGATATTGCATTAAAGAATGTAGTAATAGATCTTGCATTTGTTTCTTGCGTTACCAGTTCTGGATGAAGTAACAGGAAGTTAATACATCTAGTATCAATTCCTGCACCCTCAGCCCATTGTGCCCATACATCAACATCAAACTTTAAGTTAGCGGTTACATATCTAGTCTTCTGTGCACTATCTACACTGTTAACCATATAGTCTCCATTATCAGGATTTGCTGTTAAAATTATGTGCCAGTCTTTTGGTAATGTCCATGAAATATAAGATTGTCTATCAATCAATTCCATAACTGCTTGAATAAATCTTGTGTCAGCACGGTTCCAGTCATCTAGTAATAAGATACCACCGGCCTTTGCATCTGCAATCCATTCAGGAGCACAATAAGACATTCTGTTTTTACCAGTCATTTTGTATCCATTCTTTAGATACTCTTGTACGGCAAGTTCATCAACCCATTGTCCTACTTTTTTTGTTACTGTTTGATTAAGATTAGCTAAACTAGTACCTGCAGCTCTTTGTGTAGCTGTAACCATAGAAAGATTATCTTGTTGTTTTACTGCTACTTTTTTTTCTTTATACATCTGGAACTGACGTACAGGGAAGCCTACTAAGTCACCTAACTCTTCTATCTGTGCAAGGTTAAGCTTTACAAACTTCAGGTTATTATCTTGAGCAAGCTCTACTATAGTAGAAGTCTTACCAATACCTGATTCACCTACAACTTCTACTGATACAGAATTCTTTCCTGCTTCTTGTAGATACCTGTTATTGGTAATTATGTGATTTACAAATCCTTTTAGTTCTGTTACATTTAAATTTACTTGTGCCATTTTCTTTCTAATTAATTAAGTTGTATTTTCTGTCCTGGTAAATCTTCATTTATACTACACCTGCTACTGTGTACCCATAATGTATTATGAGGACAGTCATCAGGAGAATATGCTTCACCATCTGTTAAATATATGAGAGCTGTGTATTGCCCCTTGTTTTCATTAAAGTGATCTATTACTGGTTGGAAGCTTGTCCCACCACGACCATGTATTTCCCAATCTTTTTTTGGATTAAATTCTTTCACGCTGTTCAAGCGGGTATCACATTGTGCAACTGTAATCTTATGACCTGTCTTATGCATATGCGTAAGTTCACTAAAAAATTCTTTTAGTTCTTCATTGTTTACAGATCCACTTGTGTCAACACCAACAAGTATATGATTTTTGAATTTAATCTTAAGCCCTGGATTAGCTGCATAACGTTTATTGTATTTACGTCTCAGCTTTTTAGTAAAGACTATACTAGAGTTACCTACAAATCTTCTTAAATAACCTTTCCAATCAAATTTTGGTGGTTCAATGTGCATTAACCTATGAATCAAATCAGCAAGCTCACCCGGTATATTACCTTGTTTCTTTTCTGTTTGCTCTGCAGATGCTTTAAGTTGATGTTCAATTTGTTTCTGAACTAACTTCTTATCTGCTTCAGGTAATTCATCAAAGTCTTTCCATGTACTATGACAATAAGGTGACTCACCATTCATTTTATCCATCAAACTATCTAGAGATGGGGATGTTCCGTCTTTCTGTGCTTGTTCCAAAAGTCTATAATATTCTTTTGTACCTGCTCTAGCAGGAAGATTAAGTTCAGGAAAACTTGATAGTAATAAACCACCATCAGGTAATTTACTTTCCAGTATGTACTGGTTGATCTCTAAATCTGCAGCTATATTAAATAGCTTATGATCATTATATAGATCTCTTAATATCAAATGACCAAATGCAATGTGCAATAGCTCATGTTTAATTAATCCAAATCTGTGATCTTCACTGAGTTCATTATAAAACTCTGGGTTTATAGTCAATTGCATACCAATACCTTGTTTACTAACTCCTGCTGTAGGAATTTTATTACTGTATTGCTTATTGATACCAATTAAAAAGAGCCCGTAAAAGGGCTCTGTAAATATTAAACTTTTGGTTGTTCTTGCAACCTGGTCTTGTATATTTATCATCTTTTTATTTTTCTAAGAATATCCATGTATATATTATCTACTTTACTTTTTTTGATGAATGCATAAATTTTATTTGTGTCTAATGCGTTTATTTGAAAACTATATTTTATAGCTATGCAAAAATCTACACGGTCTTTAAACATTAAAGCTTTGGCCATAAGTCTATTAACTACTTCTTTTTCCTGGTAGTCAGTATTATCATACATATGCCAAGCCAATTCTTTATCTTCCTGTAGGCCACTAAACATTTCTTTATATTTAAAAAATTCATCAAGTGTTATTATCTTTTTTTTCATTCTCTATTAATTCAATCCATACACCTGGGTTATTTTTATCATAAGTATATTGTTCAAATGCAGGTAGTATAAACTCTGCATTATCATCTTCTATCCAACCATATTTAACCATATCATCTTGCACCGTTTGTGCAGGATTTATATAATCAAACTTATGGCGGCTGCCTCTAATAAATTCAAAAGATATCTTTACTGGAAGCTTATGCTTCTTGAGCTCTTTCTTAAACTCATCAGTATATTTAAGATAAATATCTTTAGTAGCTTTTCTGTAGTTCATTACAGCTTTGCTAGCAATAAAGTATTTACCTGTCCATCTTCTTCCATTCTTACTAGAAGGTACATTTCCTGGTATAAACCATCTATTATTCTTCATATTATTTATTTAATGTTTCTTTAAGTAAGGGTTTAAGCATAGAGTGTACTTTATCAAAGCCATGATTCTTCATAGCATCTGATATATCTTTAGACATAGTTGGTACACATCCGTGTATTTTATATGTTTCAGTATATCTCTGTACAGCTTTTACCCCTGCATCATCATTATCAAATAGAGTTATAATTTTTTTATACTTCTGTTTCAGATTAAATATTATATGAGGTTTAATCATTGTATTTTCTGAATCAGGACATATTACTTCTATATTATAACCCATACCTTTAAGACACATAGCATCTTTAAGTGAACTGCATATTACTAAATAAGGCTGGTTGTATTCTAGTTGATCAATACCTTGTATATAATTCTTAACTTTATGAAACTTATGCTTTTTACTATGAGGTTGGTATATTTTATATACTTCACCATTTTTATCAAAGTAACCATAACAGCATTTGCTTCCTACTTGTAGGCTTTTATGCAAACCATTATCATCCTTGGCCATATTAAAATAATCAATTGGTTTTACATTATATTTAGTCAACATAGTTTTACCTATTCTAAATGATAACCAATACTTTTGATCTTCAATTGTCCAATTTCTATACTTTATATAATCTATTTTCCACTTTGCTTGTGGTTTAAATGATTGATCTATTGATCCGCCTGATTGTATAAAGTTGTTGTAGTCTTGAATTATTCTTCTGGTAGCTTGTGGATAACCTAAGTTAAATAGTAATCCAACTAAGTCAGCCTTGTTACCACCTTTACCTGTTGAGAAATCTTTAAATTTATATTGCATAATTGATTTATCAACATATATGCAGAAACTTGGTGTCTTTTCATTAGGATTAAATATAGATCTAATCTTAATATCTTGACCCGTAAGTTGCTCAGGTAAATCTAAATAATATTGAAATACCCAATAACTTGGTATTTCTGATTCTTCTAATTTTAAATTTTTAGTGCTGAACATAAACCAAAGATATTAAAAAGAAATGGGCCCAGCATAACACTGAGCCCAATCTTTAGGTTTATATTATAAATCAAAGTCACTACCTGTTGAAGACACAGGCTCAAAACTATTTGTTGGTGCTGACTCTTTCTTTACAAAAGGTCTAAAATGATTTGTATTATTTCTATCAAACGTTAGTAAGTTAGAAGACTCTGAATCAATTGCTTCCAATGGCATACCATCTCTACTTCTTTTAGGTAAGAATAAGTCATTGTTAACATAACCTTCTTTGTTTTCCCACTCACGTGCACCTAAACAAGCATTAATGTAACCAGTTTCTGAACAAATCTTTGCAGCCTTAATCATAAAGTCTTCAATAGTATTTGCCTCAATAGCATCTAACTCAGTTCTTTTACCAACTACTTCAGATAAGAATACCATAGCTTTTAGAACTTCAGTATCACGACTAATCTCATTACCATTATTTAATGTTGCATCTTTAAATGGATATGGAGAAAATCTTACTCTACCTACTTGGCCTGCATAACGTTCTCCATTAGGATTATTCATATCTTTCAAGAAACCATTAAATTCTCCTGTAACTGGCTCTGATTCTACATGCAATGTAATATTGTATGCTTCAGAGTCATAAGGTGTTTGATCAAATGTAATTGAGTTAATTTTTACTTTGTGATTTCCTGTTCCAATAACTGGTTTTGTCCCACCACTACCGGCAGACATGTCTTTAGTACTTAACATAATTTACTTTTTTATTAATTATTAATTATTGATTATATTTTTCAATACAATCTTTTACAAACTGCAGGTCATTTGGGATAAACTTATCCTCAAACATACCCATTGGTGATTTACATGTGTTCTCTCCTGAGTTTTGTGTTTCAAAACCATATTCAAGTTCACCATCATCATTTTTATTTACTTTACCAAATAATACTATAGAAAATAGACCTTCTAGGGTTAGAGTATTGTCAATCATTTTGCCAATAGTCTTTGCTTTGATTTTTCTATTCCCATTTATATCAGTTGAATCTTCTGAGTGAGTCAAAAAGACTACTGTTAAATCTTCTCTCAAATCTTTAGGTAACTTAGCTACCATAGCTAAATTTGCTGCAATCTGGGTAAATTTATCATATCCTTTTTCATTGGCTCTATCAAAATATTCAAAAGAACTCATATATTGCCAATCATCTACAACTAAATTAGTTATGTGTGGCATTTTATCATTAACATGTTGTATAGCTTTAACTATACCTGCAGAAGAAGACGCTGAGGTTAAATTTCCATCTTTATTTTCTTTACTGATTTGTGTATACTTGCTTTTCCATCCTTGAAATGGAAGTGGTTTATTAGCAATGTTTATAATGAAAGTCTCTTTAGGGTTTAATGTTCTGATTGAGGTAGACTTCCCTGTACCTGAATCTGCAATTACCAATACGCTGTTTGCCATATTACTTGTTTTTGATTATAGTTATTAATTCTTTTAATGTGTTATTTAATTCATCTAGTTTATTTACTACAGGAATTAGGTCGGGAGTAGTGAAGGAAGGGAGCAGTTCATCTGGATTTGGTAAATCTGGATTAGCAAAGTCTATGATTGCTTTACCTCTACTTGTTACATCATTAATAACTTTAAGTTCATTGACAGGTATTATGTGTCTGATAAAACCAGCACTTGATTGTATTAATTCATACTCATCTTTCCAATGTGGATTATGCTTATGTAAATATAACGTTCTCTTTGGATCCTCTGTATCATAATCTATAGATACAAATTCTGTATAAATATCTTCACCCTTTTCAAATTCACTAGGAAAGAAACTAATATGTAAATCATCTTTTCCGGATGGTCTATATGCCATCTTGGGTATATATAGAGAATTAATTATTCCCATTGTTTGGAAGTAATCCTCATGTTCTTCTCTGAGGGCTGCTACCTTTTGCTTTCTTTCTTGAGGTGTTAGTCCCATTCTTTTCTTATTATTTAAGTTTTTAGTATTTATCATCTGCGTTCTTGTTGTCCTGGTGTTAACATTTCTTCTATTTGCATTTGTTCAAACTTTGCTTTAAAGAATGACATACGTGCATCACCATTTCTGGCTTTTAAAAAATGTAACACCAATGTTCTATCATTTTCTATTATATATCTATCAGGTCCGTAGTATCTGATTTTTTGCTTAGCTGGTCTATTAATACCTATTAACATATCTGCATGCTGTAGCATTGCATCTGAGCCAAATATATCTGACTCAAGTATATAGTTACCATATTTACCATCTATAGCTCTATCTGGGTTATCTATGTTTCTATTTAGCTGTGATAAAGCTATAAATAAACAAGGATAATCCCTTTTACATTGTGTAAAGAACTCACCTAATTCAAATAACATATCTAAACTACTATTCTGATAGGGTGCTCTCTTTACAAGCATTGTATGATCTAATGTTATGATAGTATTTACACCTTTATGTAAATTCATATACTGATCAATTTGCTCACGCATTTGATTTACAGTCATAGGTGTACTAATTATATCAACTGGGTGCTTTACTCTTTCTTTAGCATACTGATGACATTTGTTTAATTCATTAGTACCTAATACAGATCCTGCACTACATAACTCTTTATATGTTTTACCTGTTATAGAGCTAAATTCTCTAATAGCTGATGTTCTACCAACCATCTCAAATTGAAATTCTAATACCCTAAATTTATCATTAGGATTTAATGCAAAAGACTCTCTAATAATTTGATCTTTAATCAATGTTTTACCTGAGCCAGGTCTACCACCAATTACAGTCAATGTATTCCACTCTAATCCATCCGTAGCAGCATCATTAAACTTAGGCCAAGGTGTATATATAGATTTCTCTTCCCCTGTAGATCTCCTGTACATGTACTTAAGAGCTTCATTAAAGGCTGCATATTGCCCAACCCATGCTTCTGATGTTTTTTTCATACTACGTTTTCTTTAAAGTGTTCATCTTCTGTGCTTACTCCGTCAACTATCATATCACAATAATCAGCCAATCTAGAGTGTTTAACTCTATGCTTATCTTGCTTAGATATAAAATATTGACTTGTTTGCATATATAAGTAGTCTGCATCTCTATACTCATTTACATACATCCGGGTTGCTTTTATAATATCATCCCATGTATGGTCATAAGTTTCAAAGAACCATCTGAAGTTTTCTCCTAATGCCTTAACATTATTTCTTGCAGGGTTACCGCTTGGTAGCTTCTTTGCAGGAAATATCTCTCTATAAGTATGGATCTTATCATTGAAGTCCTTACCCATGAGTTGTATATCAGTTTTCTTTTTAGCTTTTATAAAGTAATTATCTAGCTTTACACAAAATGCTTTTGCATCTGGTGTCATTTTATATAGACCATCCTCAAATGTGAGCATGTTCATTTTTAATAAATATTCTTTGTCTTCAGATAATGAATTAGGCAATGATACGCCTTGCTTCATCCCAAATAGGATCAACGCTTGGTTTGGAGTTATCTTCACCTTCATTATCTTCTGAAATAGTTCCCACATATTTTTCTAAGTGTTTTATAATGTTATTATGAGCATCCATAACTTTTTTATCATTTGTAAAATATCCATTCTCAATCATTGTACATGAGTTGATAACGGTTGCATGGTTGCGCTTTAAAAATTTACCTATACTGGTTTTACTATGTCCTTCCTTATGTGCTAAGTAAGACATCATCTGAACATATACAAGGTAATCTCTGAATCTAGTCCTATGTTGTAGATTTTTAACTCTACTATATTTTGGTTCATTCTCATGTAGAGCTGCTAATGCACTATCATGAAATATACCCAACGGAATTTTTTTGTTTTTTTCTGAAGGGCTGTAAATATACAATTTTACCCCATAAGTTGTGTAAAAAGATTTTTTAAATTCAGCAATATCTTGCTTCTGGTTAAGTTCCTGGTTATTAGCCATTTATATTAAAATTTAAGGTTATCAAAGATAGTAAAATTTACCATTCTATACAAGGTATATCTTGCTTTTCTAACTCTTGGTTTACTTTATTAAAGACATCATTACAATCCCATTCACCACCTCTATAAGCGGCAGATGCAGGGTGTGAAACTTTAAATATTTTTTGATTATTTAAGTGTATTTCCCATGACTCAGCTTTCTTACCCATAAGTATTACAGGTATATTTTTCTTATGTCTATTTATATTTTCAAATATATATTTTGAAAATGGTTTCCACAGATCATAATGTGATCCTATTGAGTTAACTTCACAAGTAAATGCTGTATTAATTAATAGTACACCCTGGTTAGCCCAACGTCTTAAATCACATTCTTCTGGTGTATACATAACTCTACCTGTGTCAGTATAATCACCAATAGTTTGTTTTAGTATATATTGTAAAGACTTTTCTGCTTTACCTTTTCTACTACAGCTAAATGCTATACCATCAGCCACACCTAATTGAGGGTATGGGTCTTGACCTACTATAATACATTTAAGATCATCATAATTGCATTCTTTAAAGCCATTAAATATATCTTTAAATCTTGGTGTAAATCTTCTTTCTGCATTTACTAAGCTTACAAGCTTTTCAACTATAAGGTCAAAGTCTAGCCCATTTATAAAAGGAGTAAGCATAGGTGCCCATCCTGACTCTTGCAGTTTATCATTTGCTGAATCTCTTAATTCATTTATGTCAATGTTAATTGGTATTTGTTTCATAATTAGTTAATTATTTGTATCTTTGATTAAAATCTATTTATTATGTCTGAGAAAAAAACTATTATAAGCTACGATGTTACTAAAAACATGGACTGTCAAATAAATCCTGCATTTATTAGCGGCTTACAGCAAATATACTATAGATATATTACTGAGTTTTATGATGATGTAGGAAATTTTGCTGAACTTATAAAAGACTTTAACCTATTGGTTACTAATCCTAAAGAAGCTAAAGCTAAGAATAGAATTTTTACATCTGTTGAAAGTGATATCTATACATTATACTCTCTTATCACTTTACTTAAAGGTTTTGCTGTTGAACAAGGTTTAGAGAAAACTGAAGAAACTGCTGTAGATAAAGAAGCATTTAAAACTGCTGCTGATAAAGCTATGAAAGATAGTAGTAACCCTGTAGAGATACTTAATAATCTTACTAAGAATCTAGGAGAACTATCTTAACTGCATTCCATTAAAGTCACCTATTTCTATACATGACTGTATTGCTAAGTTCAACTCATCTTTATCACAATCTGCAAAAGATTTACAATACTCTTGTTTGTCTCTTACAAAACATAGCCCTGCGGATCTTTTCACTTGTATTTTGGCTTCTTCAAAGGTGTAACCAATTTCTTGTGCTATTTCTCTAATCATTGCATGTACACGTGCTAACTGTGGGTTACTACCCTTATCACCACTCACACCTACAAATATTTCTAATTTAGATCCTTCTTCAAGCTGCTCAAAGAATTTTCTATACTTAGTACCCATTGCTTTTATAGGGAAATGTAGTTGACCATCTTTGACTGATGCTTTTATATATAAATTATCCTTCATAAGGATACTAAATTATATAATCCAGTAAAAGCTACTCCACATAAAAATACTACTACCATATAAAAACAACCTTTATATACTTTTTCCATTTGTTCAGGAGATCTTCCTTGATTACTTCTGTACTGTCTAAATTTTTTCTGTTTCATTTTGATTAATTTTTTTTAATGTTTCTAATAAAAGTATAGCAACATCCAGGTTCCTTTGTGAGGTCCCCGGATTTACTTCTACTTTATCCAATAAAGTTATAATATCCTCTATTAAATTAATTTTCATGGAATTCTAATACTTTTTCTTCTATGTCTTCTTCTAACAAATGCTCAACATCTACAGTAACAAGATTACCATTACGGTCTTTTGTTGTATACCACACATGTTTTATATCTGCTGTAGGTCCATATCCAGGTGTTCCTGGATCTCCATTAGAATCATACCATTGATCTGGTTCCCCTGGATGATATGTATATTCTACTTCTACTGTTTCTCCTGTGTTAGTTGTAAATTCCATATCACAAAAATCTTAGTGCTCCTCCGTCAACATAAACAAACTCTTGAGCACACTCAGTGCACTTGGCGTTTGATTCATTACGTAACAAAGTTGGCATATTACAGTTAGGACAAGGAGTTTCTCCTTCTTCTATATATTCTTCAATTGCTTTTCTTGCATAGCTATGTATCATAGAGTCATGTACACCTTTATAAAAAGTGTTGTCTGCCTCCATTTCATTTTGTTGCTCAATAAAGAGCTCTTTCATTCTTCCCATAATTAATTTTTTAGTGGATTATAACGTTTTATTTTACTTGAGTCAAATGAACTAAGAGCTGACTCTACCCATTTCTCATCCTGTGTTCCTTTATAACATAGTATATGGCATACAGCTGTCTCAGATGGGTTAAGTCTTAATAACCTACCAATTCTTTGTGCTGTTTTCTTTTCATTACCATATGCATGCATAATAATACCTTGTTTTAGTTGAGGTATTGTCACACCTTCTGATAACTGTAATACACAAGATAACTTATTTATACGCCCATCTGAGAAGTATTCTAAGTTATCTGCTGATTTATTATTACCTGAATGATAGCTATACTTACAGACACGGTCTGCTTGATCCTGGGTGTTTGCAAATATTATACATTTATCTTCTATATTATTAACCATAGACTTAACATATGCTTCTTTAGTAGTGTATTCCATAAGTGCACGCATCCTCATAATATAGGCCCATTGCTGTTGCTTTGGTGTTTGTGCTTCTGCTACTCTACGTGTAACATAACTATAGTCTTTAACTTCACTTGTATGCCAGTGACCACCATTCTTGTTTTTCTTCTTAAGTGATGGTACACCTGATAACTGTAAGTCATGTATAACTATTCTATAATCATTTAATATGTTTGAGTCAGTAGCATCATCAACTTTAAATGTGTATTTTATAGGACAGTACTTTTGTACAAGCTTTCCTTTCTCTGATTGCTTATCTCTTGGTGGCGTGCCTGTTAAACCTAATATCTTACCTGTGTAAGGGCCTAAAAACAATTCATGAGAGTATTTTAATGAATGACACTCATCTAAATACACTATATCATAATTATTAGGATCTTTCTTTTTAAGAGATATATAAGTTGTAAAAGTAATATGCTCAACTAATGAGTATAATCCCATTTTATCTAGTTCATCAAGCCAAGACTGAGTAACTGAATGTTTTGGTACTACTACCAATACTTGTATAAATTGATTAAAGTTCCTCTGCAGGTGTTGTATAGCAATTCTTGTTTTGCCTACACCCATAGATATACCTAAACCACATCTTTTATGTTGTGCTGCAATTGATAGTGCGTCACTCTGTACTACATCTCTGGAAAGATTAGCTGAAGGATTGTATGCCATAATATTATTGTTATTGTTAAGATTATTGTCCAAACTAATGTTTTTATTAGTCTATCTTTTTGATATTGTTTCATTTCTCTTTGGTATTAAAGGTGGACCCTACAGGACTTGAACCTGTGACCTTCTCATTATGAGTGAGCTGCTCTGACCAACTGAGCTAAGAGTCCTGGTAGCCGGAGTGGGACTTGAACCCACACGAACTATCCAGTTCAACAGATTTTAAGTCTGTCATGTCTACCAATTCCATCATCCGGCCTGGTGATCCCACTAGGATTTGAACCTAGAACCTACAGCTTAGAAGGCTGTTGCTCTATCCAGTTGAGCTATAGGACCATAAAGTTATGTTCTAGAGCCTGAAAATCCTAATTCATAAGATTCTTCTGGGTGTTCTTCTATCCACATGTGACAGTTTCTGCAAACTGGTAACCATGTAGATATATCTAAGTGATAAATACCACGACCATGCATATGATGCACATCAGTAGCTTGCACAGAACACTTATGGATCTTTGCATGACATACTGGTTTGTCTGTTAAATACTGCCTACGCAATTTGCTGTAAGCAGTATTTAATTTAGACATTTTACTTGAGACTTTTTTGATGCTCATTTTTTTAGTTGTAAATAGTTTTTAGGAAGTAAACCTAAAGACATAAATTTTAATATAACATCCTCATATGTAATACCTAAGTCTTTGAAACTCATGGTATTAGTATAATCATCTAAAATCTCATCAGCAGGTATACTTGCCATATACTGTGCTGTTGGTGAATGCTTGAATGTTTTACTAAGATAAGCATTTATACGCTTATTACAAATAGTTTGTTTCCATGCATTGATCTCTCTTTGACTTCTTTTCCAAACTTTAGTTATTCTACGTTTTTTGTCCCAATGCAGCTTGTTAACTTCTTCAGGTTTATAAACCTTGAGGCCATGAAGCACACGTTTAAACAAAAAATGTTGATACGGATTTAGTTTAGTATAACTTAAAGAGTTTACTATTGATTCAGGATGTAACTGATATTCTGTTAGTATCCCATAGTATTGATAGCGTTCCTCTCTCTTTGAGAGTAACTCACGTTGTTGTTGTTGTTTGAGTGTATTTATTTGATCTTGAGATAGCATAATGATTTAGTTGTTATTGATTAAGTAAAGTGATTAAAGTATTAGGCCTGCACAGAAATTAACTAAAATCTCCATACAGGCCCTCTACATATTTAAAAGTAGTCAAGTATATTGTTATATGGACTCAACTTTAACCTGCACCCACTACCATACTATTTGCATGTGTTAGGTTTAACTACTTTATTATAGTTCAAAAGTCTCTTCTACGAGCTCTTCTGTTTCTTCACTTACTTCATCAGTAACTTCATCATTACTTTCTTCTAGATCATCTACATCATCTACTGTAGAGTTATCAAAGCCTTCTGATTTAATATCAAATGCTTCTTCTATACTAGCTGCTGGTACACCTATGCTGTTAGACTTAGTGTTACTAGTTCCATTAGCATCTTTGATGTCCTCACCATTTGTATGAGCTAATAATACGTCTTGTGCTGTACTATCAGCTACAAAAAACGTTTTCCTATAAATAGGTTGACCATCTACACAACATATGATAC